TGAGATACTTGAAGTTTTCGAACTTCATTTTTAGTCATAGTGATTACATGGGTAAATCTTGGACAGGTTTGTAAATTAGATTCGGTATAAGCAACAACAAGATCGTCTGCAGGAACAAACTTACTGACAGGACGATTTAGCGTAGGGTCATAATACGTTTTCTTAAAAGTAGAGCCTGAAAGAGGTAGATAATACAGCATTTGATCTAATTCAGGATCAAATTCTTCCATAACGTCTAAGATTAAGTGGTTCATGAAACTTCTTACTCTTTCCGCTTGTTCTTCCGTTTCTTTGCTGAGTTCACCGAGAATTCGGGTTTGGACTGGTCCTCCTGGAGGGAGGAGTTCTTTGTACGCTTGGCTTTGGAATTGTGTTGCACTTTCTGCGAGGAGTGGGTGATAGACACCTGCTGATCCTCTAAAAGGTTCTTCACGATCGTCTGTTTTAATGCCCAAAAGATCAAGTCCTTTAGTATAAGCGTCAAGCCAGTCTTGACGACTTGAAACATCTTCTCGATAAGCTGCAAGTAGATCTGAAGTAAGCTCTCCCAGATAACTTTCAGAAAGTTCTTCAGCCAAGTTTGCGTTAAAATCACCTGTTTCCGCATCCGCACCCTCCGTAACGCCAACTAATGCACTGCCGTCTTCCAATACTACTGTTGATTCTTCTGGCTCAGGTGTCTCTTCCTCAACTATAAGTTTAATGTCCTCAGGATTCTGAGGAACTACTATATTTTCTACCAAAGATTTTTCAATAGCCATGTTGTTTTTCCTTTAAACTTAATAATACACATACTCTCGAGCAGATAAACCCCACTCTTCATCTTCATAATCTGCAGGATGTCGTAAAAACCCACCTTGTCGAAACCTTAACATTGCCTGTGTTGTTGAGTCAACTAAATCGTCATGCTCTCCATAAGGAAATTCTGTTAATTCATCAACTAATTCTTCCGCATATCGAGTTTCTGGCACCCAAACCATACCTGATTCAAACATTGGTGCTGCAGCATTTACCCGAGCCGTTTTATCACTTCCTCTATTAGGTGAATAGTTTTGTACAGGAATACCCATTGCTCTTAACTCTTGCGTTAAAGGTAATCCTGATGCTTTTGCCTCTATAATCACACAATCAGGTTCCCAATGTTTATAGTTCTCATAAGCAATACGCTTTAATTCAGGAAAATTAAAGCGATTTTTTATAGAATCGAGTAAAATTATGTTATTTTCTCCGTTTTCTTCGTTATGAAACACACCCCAAGTCGTAATAGCACTAAAATCGGCTTTTTCGGTCTTCAAAAACGCAGTATCGTAAGATTGAATGATATAATCAACAATAGGAGGGGTCGGCTTCTCCCAAATCTTGATCCATTCCTTCTTAATTATTGTTCCTTCGCCACCTGTAGGCTCTTGCATCCACTGTGCTGCCCATTTTCCATGCGGTAAAGAAGCTCGAATACGCTCCAATTCTTCTAATCGCCAAAATTCAGACCAAACAGGCTCATTTGAAGGTAAAATAGCAGGAAATTCAATTACTTCCCACTGGTCTGCTTTTAAATCCATCATTTGTGACTTCAATAATTGACCTGTTAAGTCCTTTTTTGACCAACGAGTCATAACAACAATAATCGTTCCGTTAGGTTGTAAACGCTGTCTTGGTCCAGAAGTATACCATTCGTAAGCTAAGTCCATTGCTGTTTCAGATAAAGCATCCTGTTCCGAATGGGGGTCATCAATAATAAGTAAATCCGCACCACGACCTGTAATTGCCCCACCAACACCTGCAGCAAAATACTCGCCTGCTTTAGTTGTTTCCCACCGACCTGCTGCTTTTGAGTCTGCTCTTAACTCAACTTCTGAAAAAATATGTTTATATTCCTCTGTAGCAACTAAATCTCGAACTTTTCTACCAAAACGTACAGCTAATTCGCCTGTGTGTGTTGCCTGAATAATTTTTAAATCAGGTCGAAGACCCAAGATCCATGCTGGAAGAAGAAAACTCGCAAACTCAGACTTTGTGTGACGAGGTGGCATATTGATTATGACTCGTTTTAACTCACCTTTTGCAATTTTATTAAATTGTTCTGCAATAATCTGATGGTGTCGACCTTCTATAAAAGAAGACCAAACATATTTTACGAATTTTAAAAAGTCAGCCTGACAATCTTCTCGTTGTTGCCGTCGATTTAGCTCATCCGCTAAAACATTCAACTCAAGTAAAGATTCTTTATTCAGTGTTGTTGGATCAACAGCCTCTACATATTTTTGTAGTTCAGTAAGATTCATCTATTAGGTTTAGGTTGTGGTCTAAACTCATCTTTTGAAGGATCATATTCTACTTTAATATCAAACCCACCCATTAATCGATCAAGAAGACCCTCCGCTGTTTCACTTCGTGGAACAACATATGCACCTAAACCACTTGAACTAGATACAACAGGATCATAATTAGGGTTTAATTTATTTAAATTTTCCATATCTTTGATATACTTTAAGGCTTCTTTTTCAGCATCAGGTAATGCACCCAAAGGGTCGCCAAAAGCATCCAAAACACTATCAGACCGTTTAAAAATCTTTGTGTCTGTATCTTTAGGTGGTGAAGGTATATCTAACGCTTTTACTTCATCAACTGAATACTTAAACCCATCAGCTATAGCTTGTAACATCTCCGCTTCACCTTGAACTCTTCGTGGCTGTCCTAGTTCATTGAAGAAATAAGTCACGTACCCCCCATAAACGTCAGGTTGATCTTTAAATGTTTCAGCAAAACTTCTTTCAGTGTCTAAAATATCTTGAGCTTTTCTATAACCACCTTCTCGCATACCAATGGTGTCCATTGAAGCTAAGTCATTATCTTGTTTATTAGCGGCATTTAACAATGCACCAAGATCTAACCCTTCAAAGAAATTTGGTACACTAGGTAAGGCTGAACGAACACTGGCTAATCCTGCTGGACTTGAAAAACTAGCCGTAGGAGGCAATGTTGCTCCACTTAATTCTTGTTCCAAGTGTGAAGGTACAATACGATTAGGAGCTTCTTGACGAAATTGCTCAGGAAGAAATCTTGTTAAATAGCTGATTGGTGAAGCATTCAAAGCTGTATTAGCAACATTGGCAGCACCCCCAAAAATTTTTCCCATTGGTGTTTCTGCTAAACGTCCTTCACGACCTTGATAATAATTTGCAAACTGACCAACACCTAATCCTAAAGGGTTTTGTCCTGTGTTACGATCAAATACTTGTAGCGAAGGATCATTGAACGTGTTCCTTAAAGCACTAACATCTGAACGAGAATAAGGTTGCTGTCCAGAACCTGCATAATCAAATGCTCCTCGCATTCCTGTTCCAAAAGTCTTTGCTCCTTGTTGCTCTAACTTGTTTAATTGCGAATGCTCAGGTCTGTTTCCTGTTTGTTGAAACTGTTGCTGTAGTTCTGCAAATTGTTGTTGAGCAGCCTTTTCTTGCATTATTTCTTGCGGTGACTTTGGTTGTACTGGATATTTGTCAGATATTGTTGCTTTACCAGTTTGTGGGTTAGTGCTTATTTCACCACCAAATGTTACAGGCATAAAACACTCCTTTTTTTCCTCTCTTTTTACTCTTACACTATTTTTTATAAAATGAAAATACAAAAAGAAGGTTCCTACCTCCTTTTTTGTAAAAAACTTGGTATATTATGCAAGACACTCCCTCTAAAGTCTTCGCTTTAGAGGAGGTAGTTAAATTTAGGGGGTATAGGGGGCTAAATAAAAGGGCTAGAAGGGGGGTAACCCTCTAGCCCTATTAAAGTAAGGGTAAGGGGGCTTAAGCCCCCTTGACGTTTATGACAGCTCAATATACTTATCTTTTAGTAAAGTACCCCTATAAAATGTTAATATACGTTGACTACCCTGCGTAGTAGTAAGACTAGAAGTAGGCTCATCTAAAGCATCTAGTAAATCACCTTGCTTAGCTTTACCACCTAGCTGAAATAGCTCATATATTATTGCTTGGGCTTGGGCGGGTAGGGGCTTATCACCTAGCTGAACTAGCTGGTTATTTTTAGCCCCGTCTAGTACCGCTTGGGTAAGTGATATAGTAGTATTATTAGCCCCTTGTTTAGTAGGTCTAGGTATACCGGGCTGCCCTATTAATGATTTAGTACCCTTACTAGTAGGTGTTTCAGTAGCCCCGTTATTAGTAGGGGTAGGTAAAGTATTATTAGTATCATTTTTAGTATTAGTCATTTAGTTACTCCGTAGTTAAGTTAAATAGTACCTTTAGGGTACTATATAGGGGGCTACCCCCTATACCTATATTAGTATAGTAGTAGTAATAGTAGGTCAAGCGTTATTTTAAATTTATTTAATTTATTTAATTTAATAAATATAAACGCACGAGCGTATACGCATACGCATGCGAGTCAGTCAGACAAACAATATCTACTTGCTCTCTCTCAAGGATGTATGTGTTGATGAAGAGTATGTTGAAGAAGAGGATGTTGAATGAGTCAGACAATAGTACGAACAAAAGAAAGGGGGCGATTAAGCCCCCAACTTTATTAGTTATTTTACAACGCTACGAACATAGTTACACGCATTAGCGAACGATTGTTCATCGAGTACCAACATTACTTTAGCAGTACCAACACCAGAATCATCGAGACTAGAATCAACGAAATGAGTCACCAACGCACCACATTTAGCAAAAGGGGCAGGCGAATCATTAAACCCAGTAATTACAATAGTATTACCTACACCCCAGTCAATTACGACAGAGTTTACAGTAGAATAATTACTTACGGCATTTTTGCCCCAAGGTTCGCTTTTTTCGAAAGATTGTAAATAATCTAAGGATTGTAAGTTTATAACTTTATTCATTAAGAATTCTCCATTTTGTTTATAAAGTTAACGCTAGGTATTATTACCTAGTAAATATACCTTACTATACTACGAGGGGTCAATTATATAGCAATTTACATGAAAATTTACAGTCTGAGTCAGTCAATCAGACAATCGTAGGAACAAAAGAAAGGGGGCAATTAAGCCCCCAAGCTTTAGTCAATAGCAACCCATGAATGGAGGATATGATCAAGAGCCTGAGATCTACTGAGTCGAATACCATGATGACGATAAAAGACGTCTATGCAGTGGTTAATAACATCCTGATATTCTGCACTAAATGAAGCAGAAGCTGTTCCTCTCTCTCT